TATTTGTTTCTCTATTAATTACACCTTTTACTTCCCATCCAGCATAATCATGTCCGTCATCTTTATCTTCTCTAGCAACAATTGTTCCTGTAAAAGCCATAACTTCAGAGTTTGCAAGAACAACTTGATTATTAGTGCTTGCACTACCAGCATCTGATGTCATGACTGTAGCTGTAGCATTAGTTGTAGATGTTCTTAATATAAAAATACCTGATTGAAATCTACCATCATGAGATGCATCACCAACACCTCCAAAGACAACATGCCCTTTAGCTTTTGTTTTACATAAATCTCCTATAGCAACTGAACTATCATGTTGAGCATTAGCACTTGCCCCTATAGCAACTGTCCTATCACCAGCTACATAAGTTGCAGCACCCACTGCAATTGAAAACTCACTTCCACTAGTAACGGTATTACCACGACCAAAAGCAGCACTATAATTACCTTGATTATTATTAGCTGCTCCTACAGATGTTCCATCTGTTCCGGTAGTTTTTGCTAATCTACCTATCGCAATACTATTAGCACCAGTAGCCCCGTAGCTGTTTGTATTATTTGCAATATTTACAGCAAAGCTATCAACTCCATCAGCATAAGATGCCCCAATAGCAACTGCACCATTAGCTTGAGCTTTAGCTTGATAACTTGTACTACCTTTACCTATAGCTAATGCAGCATCACCATCTGCATCACCACCTTGAAGAGCTAATGCACTTGCACCATTAGCACTAGAACCAAAACCTATCGCTGATGCACCAGTACCTGCACTTGTGGTATCTGATCCTACTGCTAGTCCTTTGCTACCACTTGCACTAGCACTATTTCCAATAGCTACAGTATTATTACCACTCGCTGTTGGGGTAACACCTGAAACACTATTGTCTCTGTATAAATCTGGATCAGCACCAGCCGCCGCAAAGCTTAAGGTGCCACTGCCATCCGTTTTCAAAAACGTATTGGCACTGCCATCGGCTGACGGTAGGGTAAACGTTACGTCACCTGTAGACGCTGGACCAATAAGCGTTATGCCGTTGGTTCCATTATCAGAGTCTTCTAAAAACTTAACAGAACCAGCACTGGTAGAGCCATTACCAACTGTTATTGGTGCTGTAAAAACAGCCCCATCTGTAAAAGGAAGGTCCGTGGCTCTTGGCGTAACGAAAACAACAGCGTTGCCACTTAAATTAATTGCACTGTCTGAATTGCTACTTTCAGTAACGGATCTGCTCAACGTAGTACCAGAGGAAGTATACGTGCCCGTTCCTATCTCGAAATTTGCACCATCTTCTATCGTGTAAGCTACGGTGTTACCATCACTTATGCCACCATTTGCAAAAGTTTGAAAGCCACTAACCGCAGACCCCAGAGTAATTGTACCCGTGCCTGTGGTCGAGGTTTCGACCTTGATACGGTTTCCATAAACGTTAGCCATGTTAACCTCGCTTACGCGATTCGTATAATCGCACTACCCGCAGCAGCTGTAGGAAACACAATTTGAAAATCACCAGATGTGGAAGACTTGTCAGAACCAAAATCCAAAACTACCACAGTATTAGTTGTGCTCGAACCACCACCCGTTTGCGTATTGTAAATCAAAGCACCACGAGCCGTAATTGTCGCTGAACTATATGTCTTGTCCGCAAAGTCTGTAAACGCTGTTGTCGATGATGTGGTTGGCGTTACATTGGTTAAGGCACCACCACCCGCGCTATATGTGCCAGATGCACTTACTTCATTAGACGTGGTGTATGCTGTGGTCGCTGCATCAAAACTCGCACTGTTGGTATAAAGAGCAAGCTTATAAACATCTTGTCCATTAGTGAAATCATGCTTTCCTTCAAGCAATTCTTTCTTAAAAGACGTGCACATAAAGTTTCCAGAAAAGGCCATTTAGAGTCTCCTTATAAGTTCTGCCAATTTAGGATGACCAGCGTCCGTTATTGCATTATACACAGTTGTGCGGTCGCTGTGAATAGCCTGTCTCATGTAGAAGGCAACAAGCTTTTCGAGGTGTTTAGAAAAGGCATGAGCTTGATCGCGTATGCCTGGATGAGCGTTATCAGAAACGGAAATTATCCGTTCAACACACTGTTCTGCAAGCTCTTCAGGTGTAAACCCTCGCTTGTTGGTCGTTCTAATATCCACAACAGATTCGTTTTGTGGTACACTTGCTTCAATTTTAAACATCAAGTCTTTTTCCTAATTACTTTACCCATTCTATATTCATCGGTAGTTTCTTTTGCTTCACCAAGCATTTTTATACCAATAATAGCGTCTTCAAACCGTTTGTCGTACATCGCCATTATATCTTGTTCGCCCTTCATAAAAATGTACGCTTCAACCAGCGCACCATATAATAGTGCCATCTCCGCGTTTTCACTTAGCCAAGAAACACTTGAGTCAGATAAGGCCGTCAGGCTTTGAGGGCGATAAAAATAATGAAGCTCTGCAGTAAACGCCGCGTTTGGAGTAGGTGCTAAAAGAAAGTTATTTACATCAAATTGCGAATAATACCTTGGAATACCCGTTGTTGTAGAATCTGGAGTATACGTTTGAACAAAACTTGGATCTTTGAACTCAACAAAAACCCTGTCCCCATCAGTGCCTGCAAGACTTAAAGAAAAAGGGGCTAAGAAGTCAGAAGGCACTGAGAGATACTGATTACTAGCTTGAGTTGAGGCATTTGCATTTTTTCTGAATAAGCTTAGTTGAACCCTTTTTAAAATACGTTCTTCGGCTAGACGAATGAACATAGGGATATTATTAACGAAGGTTGTTTCTTCGTAATTTGTATAATCTTTTATCGCATCTTTCAGTTGAAGAAATGTAAAGCTCATGGTGTGTTAATCTGACCTCCCATGCCGCTATGATATTGACAGTAATAATAAAGTGTAGGTGCTCCAACCGCTACTGTTATGGTGGATTTGTAATTACCAGTATCAATAGTAACACCCGTTGTATACTCGCTTCCGCCTCCATGAGTGCCATCAGACGTGGTTGAAAATCTTAATGGATGCCCGGTGGCAGCGGACCAATCAAAAATGTATGTGCTACCTTCAGAAAGATTTAATGTTGGCTGACGTGCTCCATCGATATAATAAACATTTGCACCACCATAAGATTGAACCGTTACTGTATATGTAGTTGCCGAAGTAACGTTTACAGTAACTGAACCTATACCACTCGTTCCAGCAACCCCTGTTATATTAGCCACAGATTGATCCACGCTGACCGATCCAACGCCGCTCGTTCCAGCAACCCCTGTCAAAGTCACATCAATATTTCCAGAATCCGAATCTGTAATCGTAACCTGACCGACTTTTCCAACAAGTCTTGGTCGCTCTAAATCCGGATTTTGTACTAACGGTATGCCAACAAAAACTTTAAGAGTTTCTGGACTAGGGGGCCTTGGATTTCGTAATGCTTGAGGGTCTGGACCTACTCTTGGAGGCTCTAATTGAGGGTGTTTTGGTTCAAACTCATCTGGACCTACTAATAGTCCGTTCCACTCCTTTTTCATATCTCTCAAACGATAACGAAATCCAGAGCGATCTGAGATTCCAAAAGCGTTCTTATTTGAAGCAAAAGACATTATACCCTCAAGTAACTTGCGCTAGGTTGAAGTTTTAAGGGAACTCTATCTTCGTCTTCATCCGCTGCACGTTTAAATTCCTCGTCATAAACGGCTTTTAAAATTTGAAGTCTATCTGGAGACTTTTTCATTGCTAAATAGTAAGATAACCCTGCGACCATACAGGGGAAGAATCGAAAGGGCATGTCTGTAGTATTTACAAGAGCGTCGGCATCCTCAATTCTTTGTACGTAATAGTATACAAGTTGATCTGTTGAGTTTTCTGGAGTCTGCCACAAAGTAATGACGGGTTGTATTTGCCTATCTAAATAAAATTGAGAGGGCCTCCCCTGGCTCGTTTTGTCAGGAAAATTTAAATAATCACCTCTACTAATTCGTTCAACCTCTAAGTCAGTTGAATCTCGACGAAGAACCATTTCTAAAATATCAACAACATCTGCACCTAACGTATACGTTGAAGTGCCTTGGGTTAACGTCTGAGTAGCTTGTTGAACAGTCCAAAGATTAAGACCCCTATTCGCCCACTCCGCGAACATTAAGTTAAGAGATCTTCTAGCTGTTCGCGCATCATAGCCAGTGCGGACCTCAAGTCCGCACCTCTCATACGCCTCCTCAATTATCTCGCCAACGTCGAGATTAAAATCTCTTGATCCTGAAGTAGTCATTACTTCATCCCTTTAGAAGCCTCTTGTTTTCTAGGACACATCATACCCGTATCAACAGGATTCATTGCCTGAACTCGACCACCCCTTGCAAACCCCATCCTTTGTACAACTGCAGGAGCTTTTTCTTTAAGGGCCCGTAGTCCTGCGCCCTTTGGCCCTTCAGGTATTTGTTTCGCCATCTTCTGAATCCTCATTGTATAAATTGTCGAAAACTCTGTTCACATCGAGTGTATAGTCTAAATCAGATTTTGAATAGTGTGTATGTTGAGACGGTCTAAAGTCGGGAGCTCCCTCTCCAGTCTGAAACCAAGCAGGGTGAGTTACACGAACACGATTATTAGGAAGAGCAACAATGTTTCCAGTCCATTTTCCAGCATCAAGAAGCTGTAAAACATGACTTTGTTTGTGCTGCGCTGGATCATCAGCAATTTCTGACTCTGTATAATCGACAGTAAACAGGTATTTTGCGGGAAAAAAACTTCCGTCTATCTTTGCCATCCAAGGACAAGGCGTAGTTCTATCCATCACATACACGGCATGATGATGAGAGGAACAATCCCAAGGTTGAGCATCATGCGTCTCCATAGCTTCGGGCCATTCTTCTAGAGGGATGTCCGCAACTAAGGACGTAATTGGCATCCTTGCCCACATCGCACCTCCATGAACTGTATCCTCTTCTTCATCTTCTGCTTCGCAACCTGTGAAGATAACCTGAAAACTAAGACACCTATTCGGCATAGTAGTGACAGCTATTACCATCGCATGTAGAAATTCGCCGTGATACTTTTCATGATTATGTGTGTACTCACGGCGAACCCATGCCTTAAAATAAGGAATGTTGCTTTGCAAATATGGCATTAAGCTTTAACAACTTTCATTCCCATCTTTTTAGCTGCCGCCCTTAACTGAGCAATTGTCATTGCTTTTGCAGGCTTGCTTTTAACTCTGCCACCATTCTTCATGCCTTTGGACTTCATGCCCATGACCTTGCCGCCATTTCTCATGCCCTTGGACTTCATTCCAACCTTGCCACCACGACGGTAACCTTTTTTCTTCATCATAACTTTTCTCCTTTAGAACTGACGCACCGCGCCTTTGGTTAATTTGCGTTTAGATTCCATTACTGCACCACATCCTTTTGCAATGGCTTCTCCTTGTTTCGGCTTCCTTTTGGACGGCCTCTTCGCTTTGGTGTGCCTGATTGTTCCACCTTCGACGTAGCCTTTGACTTTGGCTTTTTTGGTGTTACTGACGACGGTTTTGCCTTTTGCTCCAGCTTTTTTCTTTTTCTTTGCAGTTGCCGCTCGATCTTTTTTAGAAAGAGAACGTGCTTTAGCCGCTGGAAGGCATCGGTCAGGGTTCTTCTTATCTTTTGAAGTCCCGCACTTACCCTTGATACTACCATCTGTTCCTATCCTAACCCAGTCTTGTTTCAACCATTCTTTAAGTTCTCCCATCAAGACCTCCCGCGCTGTTTACGAATAGCTTCTTTTCCTGCCTTTGCTATCCTTGCTTGCTCTGACTTACCTGCAACTTTTGCTCTTTGCTCCAGAACCGTAAGTATTTGTATCTTTCTAGCAAATGGTTTTTTTATTCTCTTCACCTTTGCAACAGTAGACCTAGCATCCGCAGGTGTA